CGCCCGCGACCCTTTTGAGCGGGGCCTCGCGGGCCAGCCCCGCGAGGCGAAGGCCCAGGCGGTATTGGCCGCGCGGGCGGCGCGCTTTGCCGAGCTCAGCCGGGCGCTCGAGGAGGCGCGCGGGCAGGGCAAGACGGTCAAGATCTGGCGCACCCAGCAGGACAACCGGGTGCGCGCCAGCCACCGGGCGATGGAGGGTGTGCGGATCGCTATCGACCAGTCCTTCGAGGTAGGCGGCGAAGCGCTTTTTGTGCCCTGCGACCCCGAGGGCTCGCTGGAAGAGACCGCGGGTTGCCGGTGCTTTTTGGAGTTTGAGGAGGATACCGGCGTATTGTCCGAATTCGATGGCGATCGCTCCTTCATCGAAGACCAGGAAGGCGGAGTGCGCAGGCAAGCAAGCGTCCCGGAGGAAGAGGGCGTCCCAATTGGCGACAGCGGCGCCACGATCGGGATCGGGATCGATTTGGGCCAGCGCGACGCGGCCGAGCTGGCCCGGCTGGGCGTGGAGGAGGCGATTATCGAAAAGCTGCGACCGGTTTTGGGGCTTCAAGGCACAGCCGCGCAACGCCACTTGCGGAGGACCCCTTAAGGCTAAGCGAGGCCGAGGCGCGCGCGCTGAGCAACAAGGTCCTCAACGACATCATCCGGCGCGTGGCCGCCAATTTCAATGCGGACAGCCGCTTTAATTTCTTCGCGCTGCCGCCCGAAGCCCAGACCGTGATCGTGCAATTGAATTGGAGCCAAAATTGCGCGGTCGAAACCCCCTTTGGCCCCGGATCGGCTTACGGGGTCCGTATCCTTTAGGCGCCCGGCCCGGTTTCGACACCCATATGAAGGAATCCGACGGCGAGTCCGGTCTGCTGACGGCCCTCGTCGAGCAGGCTCAAAGTCAAGGCGCCAATACCGCGACCCTGCGCGCGCTGGTGGAAGAGGCGAGTGAGCAGGGGGCCCGGCGCGCCTTGCGCCAAGCGGGCTTGGCCGACGACGACGCCGAGGGTGACGTGCGTGAGCTGCGCAACTTGCTCGAGGCGTGGCGTACCGCGCGGGCGACCGCCTGGCGTACCGTGGTGCGCTGGATCACGACGATCCTGATCCTAGCCGCGGCCGCTAGCTTGAGTTTGAAACAGTGGCCCCCGCCCAGCAGCTAAAACGATTCGAGGATGCTTATGAGCGAGACGATGGACGCCGCCTTCGAGCTGAAGGCGGTGGACGGGGAAGGTACGTTCGAAGGCTATGCCAGCGTTTTCGAGCGGGTTGACGACGGGCGCGACGCCGTCCTGCCCGGCGCCTTCGCCAAGAGCCTCGCCGAGAAGGGCGCGGACGGCATCAAGCTGCTCTGGCAGCACGATCCCAGCGAGCCCGTCGGCGTTATCGATACGATCCGGGAAGACACGCGCGGGCTCTTCGTCAAAGGGCGCCTGCTTACCGAGGTCCAGCGCGCCCGCGAGGCGCATTCGCTCATGCGCTGCGGGGCGTTGGACGGCCTCTCGATCGGCTACCGCACCGTCCGGGCGCGCCAGGATTCCAAAAGCGGGATCCGGCTTATCGAGGAAGTCGATCTCTGGGAGGTCTCGCTGGTCACCTTTCCCATGCAGCGCGGGGCGCGCATCGCCGCCTTCAAGGGCGCGCGCCCGCAAACCATCCGCGATTTCGAAGCCTTCCTGCGCGAGGCAGGCGGGTTTTCGAAAGCCGAGGCCAAGGCGCTCGCCGCCAATGGCTTCAAGGCGCGGGCGCGGCGGGAGGCCGCGCCCGATTGGGCGCCGATCCTTACCGCAATCGACACGCTGACCGCCAAGATCGAGGAGTGCAACCATGAGCGCTGATACCACGCCCGAGGAGGTCAAGGCCGCCGTCGAGCGGCTTGGCCGGACCTTCGAGGAATTCAAACAAACCAACGACGCCGCCGAGTCCGAGCGGCGTGCCAAGGGCTATGCTGACAGCCTGATCGAGGAAAAGCTGGGCCGGCTCGGTGACGAGATGTCGCAGCTGCAAAAGCGCATCGACGCCTTGCATGCGGCCCATGCCCGCCCGGTCCTGGAGCGCGCCGGCACCGCCTCGTACGGCGAGGCCGGCGAGCACAAGGCCGCTTTCTTGGACGGCTATGTCCGCAAGGGCCGCGAGGGCGAGGTCGCCCAACTGGAACAGAAGGCCCTCAACGTGGCAACGCCCAGCGAGGGCGGCTTCGCTGTGCCCGAAGAGCTCGATCAGCAGATCGAGCGCCGACTGCGCGATCTTTCGCCCCTTCGTTCGGTGGCATCGGTCGTCCAGATCGGTTCATCCAATTACAAAAAGCTCGTCGCCAAGAGCGGGCCGGCCTCCGGCTGGGTAAGCGAAACCGCTGGGCGGCCGGAGACGGATACGCCGACCTTCGCCGAAGTCGCCCCGCCGCTGGGCGAACTCTTCGCCAATCCGGCGGCGACCCAGACAATGCTCGATGACGCCTTTTTCGACGTGGAAAGCTGGCTGGCCGAAGAGCTATCGATGGAATTCGCCCAGAAAGAAGGTGCCGCCTTCGTCGCCGGCGACGGCACCGACAAGCCGGAGGGCTTTTTGAGCGTGCCCACCAGTACCGCGGGCGACGACACGCGGAGCTTCGGCACGCTGCAATACATGCCCACCGGGGCGGACGGCGCATTTCCCTCCAGCGACCCGTCGGATGTCCTGTTCGACTTGGTCCATACGCTAAAGGCAGGATACCGGGCCGGCGCGCGCTTCGTAATGAACGCGGCCACTCTGAACACCATCCGCAAGTTCAAGGACGCCGACGGGAACTATCTCTGGCAGCCCGGCCTTGCGGAAGGCCAGGCGAGCACGCTTCTCGGCTTTCCCGTCCTCGAGGCCGAAGATATGCCGGATATCGCCGTGGACAGCTTTTCGCTGGCCTTCGGCAATTTCCAGCGCGGCTATCTGATTACGGATCGCGCGGGAACGCGCGTGTTGCGCGATCCCTTTTCCAATAAGCCGTTCGTGCATTTCTACACCACCAAGCGGGTCGGCGGCGGCGTGGTCAACTCCGATGCCGTCAAGCTCTTGAAGTTCGCAGCCTCCTAAGCGTCGTCTTCGCAAGACTGCGGTGCAGGCCGGTGTCTTGCCGGCCTGTACCGCTTTTTTCACCGACGTATGAGCGACCACACAATCGACGGAGTTTTTTATGGGCTTTCCCGCTGATTGGAACCGGAAAGCCTCGATTACAATCGACGCCGGGCGCGTCGCCGGCAGCGGCGGGACGCTCCCGGATTTCCCCGTCCTGCTCACCGCGGCCAATCTGCCCAGTGAGGTTTTCGATTCGGATGGAAAAGCGCCCGCCCAGGCAGACGGCGGCGACCTCCGCTTTACCAGCGACGAGGCTGGCGAAACGCCGATCGCCCTAGAGGTCGTTCGCTTCGCTACCGATCCCGATCCGGCGATGGGCGCGGCAGACATCAGAGTCAGCATACCCAACCTCAGCCAAGACGCCGATACGACGATCTATGTCTGGTGGAATACCGACGAGACCAGTTCCCAGCCTCCCGCCGATGACCCCGTCGGCCGCAACGCGGTCTGGGAAAACGGCTTTCTGGCGCGGTATCATTGGGAAGGAACTGCCCTCGACAGCACCGGCAACGGCCATGATGCGGTTCTCGGCAGCGAGGTCTTCAATAGCGGCGGCCTCCACGGCCAGGCGCTCGAATTTCTGGGCGATTCGAACACGGGCGTCGAACTCGTCGGCGCGACGGCGGCCGAGCAAACGGAGCCGGCGGGATTTGCGCGCGGCTGGTTCAAGTCGCTTACCGACACCGGAGCGGAGTTCGCAAACTTAGTTAATCGTGACGGGGGTGATTACTGGACGATACGAAACGACCAAGCGCAGGCATTTCCGCAATAATTCGAGGCGCGTTTCGGCGATGCGGACAACGCTCGGGCGTTTTCTGGCGACCCAGACGCGGTCCAGCAGGACCGCTGGGAGTTCTTTTTCGCGCAATGGGATCAAAACGCCGATCTGCTCCAGATATGGCTCGGCGACGAGACGGGCAATTTTATCCAGCTCACGGATGAAAGCCTGCCCGCCTTTGCCGACACAGCGCGTCTGATCGCGGCGGGCCAGCAGTCGAAAAGCGATGGGGTCAATCGCGGCAAAAGCAAAACCGCTTTCAACGGGCTCCAGGACGCCACGGCCATCGGCACGACGACGCGCAGCGCCGCTTGGGTCGAGACCGAATTCAACAACGAGCGCGATCCGGCCGGGTTTGCCGAAGCGGGCTTGGCTTTAAGCGAGGACGTTGATGAAAACGTAAGCGGCGAGAGCAATTCGGCGGTGCCGGCTTTACTTGCCCTCGCAGATGGCGCGATGCAGATCCGAGGCTCGCTTGTAAGCCGGTTG